TGATATGTCGAAGTTTTTAAAATTGCCATCAGAATTCAGCAACAGCAACTGGTCCTGTGTTGCTTCAAATAAGAACACAGGCTCACCCATTTGGGTTGCCTTAGCTGACTCTGGTCCATTCCGAGTTGCCCGAAGCACGGACGGTGTGAACTGGACTATTATCCAAGGCTTGACTCCCTCTGTGGTGAACAAGACGTGGACTTCCGTTGTTTTTGGGAGTGGTCGATTTGTTGCAGTAGCTAACACCGGAACAGACAGGATGATGACCAGTACCGACGGTATCACCTGGACTACGGTCACAGCGTCTGCCGGAGGATATACAGATGGGGCCTTCACAAGTATTGCTCATAACGGAACCGTGTTTGCTGTAGTGCAAAGTGGCGTTGCGACTAATGCGGTTTTTCATAGCACAACCGGGACGTCCGGGTATACGGGCACTAATGCTGCTACTGTTCAGGCGTGGAATAGCATTGCTTATAACGGAACTGCTTGGGTGATCGTTGCCTCAGACGGAGCCACTACGGCTCAAGTAAACCGAAATGCGAATGCGACTCCGACTGGAGCATGGACTGCCGCAACAACAGGCGTTACAGGAACCTGGCAGTCGGTTATCAACAGAGGTGCTTTATTTGTTGCTGTCGCTAACTCGGGAGCATCAAACAGGGCTATGATTAGCGTTAATAGCGGAGTAGACTGGACTGCTCAGAACGGAATACCGCTTGTGGCCTGGAAAAACTTGGCATCAAATGACACAAACGTCGTCGCAGTTGGTCAAGATGGAGCTCAGAATACCCGGATTGCGTTCAGTGCCGATGGAATAACATGGACTACACCGGCTGGAAACCCGAATAATAGCAACTCAAACATTTGGGCCCAGGTTGACTCGTTGGGAGGCACTTCAAACACTTATGTTGCCGTATCTAGGTCTGGCGGAGAAAGACGAATTTTGTTTACATCGGACACGTTCAGTACGTCTATTCCTGTCAATGACTCATACCCTAGGACTCGAACAGATGCTCCAACCTATGTGGATGTATCATATGTAATTACGGCTCAAGAGGGTAGCTCTACCACTGTTGCGTTGAACGTGTTGACTCCTAACGCCAGCTTTGACTCGGTGACGCTTACATTTGGAGAAGACCTTACCGGAGCAACGCATGAGGCAATCCTTGACGCAATTGTAGATGCAAATTCCGCCGTGTCAAGTCCGGATGGAGCATACTCATTCTCATTACCTGAAAACAGAACTATAACCGCTACATTCGCATAATTATGGCAAAGTACCTGAGAATCCCAGCTGTATTGCAGACCACGGCTACCAATGGAGATTTTCTCCTTGACGCCGCTACTGTTATTAACATTGTACCAACTAGCGATACTGTTCTTACCATCCGTACAAATAGGGTTGGCTCAACGGACGCCACAATCACTTTGACGTTTACCGCTGACACAACTCGGATTACTCATGAGATCCTTGCGAACGCGATTTGCGCAGCAGCAAGGGGCGAGAAGGGTGCTACTCCATGTGATTTGCAACCATTACCAGGAGCCAGAACAGTTGCTCCAGCATTTGCAGCTTAAGACGTCTATCAATAAACATAACTATGTCAAACCTTTTAAGAATTCCAAATACCGCAGCTGCTGATGTTCGTGTAATCGGTACATCTGGTATCTTGACGATTACCTATACAAGCACGTCTGCTCTTCGTATTGTCTACAATGTAGCGAACAATCCAAGCGTTACATTGGCAGGGGCGCCAGGTCTTTTGGGAGCTGTTACTCTAAGGTGTACCTTTAGCACAGCAGATGCAACTTATCTCACGCATGACGCTTTTGTAACAGCTATTGGCTTAGCAAATAGCACAAGCATTAACCCTTCAACGATTTTTACCTGTCCAGTGCTACCAGGCGCTCGCACTGTAGCTATTGTCTATGAGGGACCAGTAGCCCAGACTGCCTAATAGCAGTTTCTAATTCCAGAAGCCACCCGCTGAATCTCAGTTGGGTGGCTTTTTTTATTACCTTTGTGTATGATAAACGAGGTAAGAACGGCTGTTTTGGCTATCGTAAATAAGAACAACTACGGCTACATCACGCCCAACGACTTCAATCTATACGCAAGGATGGCCCAGATGGACATCTTTGAGGACTACTTCCAGACATACAACGACCAGGTATATCGGCAGAACTATGGCAGCTTAAGCGCCGCCAAGACGAAGATTTCCGGGGAAGGCTATGCCAATCTTAGGCAGATCACCGAGGAGGTCATCGACACTTTCAGCGCTACGGCCACGATGACGTACAATGGGGGTAATTTCGTGGTGCCGGCGGACTGCTACACGATGATCAATGTGCTGTACAGCGGTAAGATTGTCGACAGGGTGTCTCTTAGCAAGATCAATCAACTCAACGCGTCCAACCTTACGGCGCCATCCACTTTGTTTCCGGCTTACACAATGACTGGGACCGGCACCGGCGCCACCCTGGCCCAAAGGGCCGTGGTCTATCCGAGCAGTATAGTCAGCGGTGTGACTGCACAGTATATTCGGATCCCAACCGATCCCAACTGGAACTATGTCTCGTTGGTTACTGGAGAGCCAATATACAATCCGGGGACATCCACTGATTTTGAGCTTCCAGAGGCGGACTTCTCCGACCTTGTCGCCAGGATCCTGCAATATGCCGGCATATCGATTAGGGAGCAAGAGGTGGTGCAAGCGGCTGGCGCAAAAGAGGCTGCTGACTTCCAAAAAGATAGAGGATAATGACTTACATAAATCAACAGCAGTACTACACCAATAACGGTACTTCGCCTCAAGACGCGAACTGGGGGTCCTATCAGTACATCTCGCTGGAGGACATCGTCAACAACTTCATGTTGATGTATCAGGGCAACAATGAGATCATCGGAAACATCACTCGGTATCAGGTGGTGTTCTATGCGAAGAGGGCCATCCAGGAGCTTAACTACGATGCCCTCAAGGAGACAAAGACCTTGGAGGTGCCGGTTGACAGCTCTCTTCGAGTAGTCCTCCCATCCGACTTTGTCAACTGGGTCCGCATATCGGCCGAGTCAAACGGTGTGCTTTTCCCATTAAGCGAAAGCACCCAGGCCAATTCGGCTTTGGCTTACCTGTATGACCAGGGCGGAAACATTCTGTTCGATCAGAACGGAAATGCTGTTTCGCCTCAGTTCTCCGAGCTCGATTTGGCCCGGATAAATGGAACGGCGCCTATTCTATTTCAGAACCCACTCAGCCCATACGATGGGCAGTATGGCTGGTATATTGATGACGTGTGGTACTTCCGATACGGATTGAACACCGAGGTAGCTACCGCTAATCCTACGTTCAAGATCGACAAGAAAAACGGAGTGATCAACTTCAGTTCGAATATGACCGGCTATTTATGCGTCATTGAGTATGTCTCTGATGGCATGGAGAATGGTAGCGACGCGTCGGTTGGAGTGAACAAGTTATTTGAGGACTACATCTATGCCGCCATCAAGTACTCGATCATCAACAACAAGGCGGGAATTCAGGAATACATCGTCAACAGGGCCAGGAAAGATCGCCGGGCTTTGTTAATGAACGCAAAAATTCGACTTAGCAACATTCACCCGGGTC